ATCTTTTTCCAATATATGAAAGAACTTCGTCTTCATTTAATTCAGGCTGAGCTTCTAGCTTTGGAGGTGGTTCTTCAACTACCTCTTCAGCAGGAGCTTCTTCCTGTGTATTGTCTTCTTTAACCTCAACTTCTGCTTCAGGCTCTACAGCCTTTACCTCTATTGATTCTTGCTCAGTCTCTGACTGAAACTTCTCCTCATGCTTATCAAGGAGTTCTTGTTCTATTTGCTGAGTTGATTTTTCATCAGCCGATACTTCTCTTACTTTAATGTCCATTTGATTTGATTTAATTTATATGCAAAGTTACGCAAAATTTAAACATATTATCTTGGCTCAAATTCAGATAAATCAAAACCATCTAGGCTATCTTCGTTTGATTCAAAGTTTTGCGGAGGTAAATTGTTTTTTCTTTGAGTTATTAATTTAGACTGCTCAGTATTTTGCTGACTAATTCTATCGCTCTTTGCTTGCTCTTTATCGCTTTCTCTTTTAGATAATTGAGCTTGAGTCATACCTTGCAATTGCAGGTTATAATTAAACTCTTGCTGCATTAACTGTGCTTTTAATTGAGCTTCAGCTTTTTGTTTTTCTATTTCAAAAGCAACGTCTGCTTGCCTGTACTGCATCTTAGCTTGAGTTTCCGCTTGTATTTTTTGCATAGCTACTTGTGCCGCAAGTTCCTGAGATTTTAATTGTTGCTGTGTAATCATCGCTTGCTTTTGCATTTCCATTTGTTGATCCTGCTCTTGCTTAGCTTTACGTTTTACTTTAAGTAATTGATTTGCAAGTTTTAGATTTCTTATCTCACGTATATCAATAGCGTCTTCAAGATTTATATCTCCCTTAGATAATGCCATTTGAATATTCTGCTCAAGCATAGCTTTTTGCTCTTCATCTGGAGACATCTCAATAAAAATTCCAAAGTCATATATATATAACTCAGATATATCTCCAAGTATACTAACATTGTATTTACCAATTTTATTTACAAAGTCATCTTTAAAGTCTGCGTATTCTAAAATATCCGCTACCCTATAAGTCAGCGCTTCAGCTAACGTTCTATATATGTAAAGACTTCCATCTAATATATGACGAGTAGCGGTATTAGAACTTAATGCTGCTAATTTTTGTACGCCAACTAAAGCATCCGAGTTAGCAATTGTACCGTCTCTCGCTTCATTTAAGCCTGTTACAGCTCGAATCATGTCTAAATAGTGGTTTAGGTTCCCTATAAGCATTTGTGCCTTAGAAGCTCCTGAATTGCTTGTAAGTTGCTGTATTGGGACTTTACCTTGATTATAGTCACCTTCTTGCGTATAACTTCTACCAATAACCGAACCTGTTTGAAAATATAAACGCAGGGCATCCTCTGGATTATAAGCCGCTCCCGTACCTAAGTCAACTTCATTTAAACCATCGGCGTCAATATACACACCATCAGGAACAGTTCGTGATATAACTTGTTGTAATTTTAAATGTGTCATCTGAATCAAATCAGCATACGGAATCATTCTTCTAACTAAAGACTCAATAACTCCTTTATACATTCTAGGCGCTACAGCTACATAATTAGGTATTGCGTGTTGAGATGCAGACTTAGGTCTAACCATATTCTTAGCTAGCTCCCATTTTAAAATTATGTTTGTACCCATAACCATGACTCCATCGTACCAAACATCAATTGTTTTTTCTACTTTTTCAAAATTGTTTTCCTCCATCATCTCATCAGGTGGATTAAAACCATCATCTTTTTCTATCATACTCATATTCCCGTTCTCTTTGACTTTTTTCTTATAAACCATCTTCTTAGTTGTTTTATAATTAAAGTACATCAATGTACAGGTGTCACGATAGAATATATCGTTTTCGTAAAACTGAGCTGTATTAAAATAATTATACCAGCTCTGACTGTATTTAGATATTTTATCTAAATCATCATTAGTAAGCGTAGGGTCAATCTTCATCAACTCAGCAATAGGAACAGTTTTAATTTCTCCCCAATAAAAACAATCTTTAAAGTGTGGGTCTTCAGTATAACTGTACACGACATTAGCTGGGTCAACATAAGCTACTTTAACTCCAGAACCTGGAAGAAACTCATGCTTTGCTACAGCCATACCTGTCACCATCATATCGTAATCTAATCGCTTACGAATATCTACATAATGATTCTCTGCAAACATTGTGTCAATCGCTTCTTCTTCAGCAATCTCTATAGCCGGTTTATAATTTAAATTCATATAAAGAGACAACTCTTCATCACTTGCAGGCAACTCATCTGGATTCATTATAAATGGATCAAAGCCTGTATTTTTCTGAACTATTTCAAGAACATCTTTAGCAGCCATTTGACCTTCAATCATTTCTTGATACTTACTTCTTTTAGATTGTGATAACGCATCCTGAGCATACGCCTTTACTTTAAATAGCCTGTCTGACATTCCGTTGACAACTATATCCACAAACTTTGGAATAATCGGAACGGGTGTCCAGTCAAGATTTAAGTAAGACAAATCTCCGTCTACTGCTAATTCATTTTTATATTTTGCAATTGATTGTTCACCTCTTGCATATAGGCGTAGTCTGTTAAAGTCCCTCCACTGACTATAGTATCGACATCCGTTAGAATCTTTACGAAACCATTCATATTGAATAGCTTGTCCTATTTGTAACCCAAACTCATCGGTCGCTTTCTCAGCATCAGATACAAATTGACTAGGGAATCCTACTGATGAAATGTTTATGTTTACCTCTTTCATCTAATTAATTCACTTAATGTTCCTTTGTTGTTATATGTTGCAAAGTTAAGACTTATTTTTGACTCTTTTTTCTGCGGTAGATATACATGTTTTTGATTTGCCATAATAGCTAAACCTGAACTAATACTAGCATCAAACTTAGTTCTCGCACTTATATCAAACCTAGCCCAATCTTCCAATGTTCTAGTAAAATACATACTACCCATTTGGTCTCCAGCTCTGTATCCACCATCTAAATCTAAGCCAACGTATTTTTCTATGTGTGACTCTATAGCGGCAGCATGTGACTGCTTTATATCCTCAGATGTATTTGGTATACCTCCGAGTTCTTTTTCTGTCTTCGATAGTTTAGTGTAATGCTTATCAGGTCTATTCATACTAAAACCTCTATAACCCCTGTTTTTAAAATGATAAAGCAATCTTGGTTTATTGTTCTCAACCAGTATAGGCATACCGTAAAAAACACAAGCCATCAATACTTCTTCAAAAAATATCTCTGCTGTTTGTGGTCTAGCCACATATTCTAAGAAAAACTCATTGCTTGGAGCTTCTGCCATACTATACTTAGTTAAACCATGTAGCGCTCCATTAGATCCTCCACCTCCAACTGTTCCTGATATATCATACGAGTCACATCCAAATGCACCAATATGTTCGTTGGATGGGAAGAACACTCCGTGTTTTGTAAACTTAGCATTGTTTAAACCTTTCTTAGGAGTCCATGATACTTTAAATCTTCCCCTAGAATCTGGCGTCCATATAACTTCTGAGTCTTTTATTCCGTCTTTCCAGTAAAACCTACCTCTTGTTACATGATGCTCCATAATAAGAGAATCATTATAATCTATCTGTTGATATATCTTTGTTAAGTTAAACAGTGAAGACTTGCTCTCATCTCTGAAAGCATGAGACTCGGTTCTAGGAAACTGTCTATAAAATTCATTTAGCGCATCTGCATCCTTCTTTAACGACTCTACCTCTGCCTCCCAATAATCTATAGCTCCATTTGTTATCCACTCATCATCTACCCCTCTAACTTTTTTCTCTGGCTTTCTAAATACAGGCATCCCAAACCTATCTATAAAACCTTCCATGTTCCATTCCATAGGTATAAATAGATTATACAGTCCTGATTTAGTCTGACCATTTGCATTACGAGTCTTTAAATCTGAATCCTCAAACAAACGTTTAAAGTTTTCTCCACCTTTACTAAGCGCATTAGACGTAGACCCCATCATACACTTACCGATTATCTTACTACCTAGCCTTAAACAAGTCTTAGTTACACGCCAGTTATTCTGAATGTTGTTTGGTTTAAGCCACTTACCTGATTCATCATGAACTAAAAGTAAAAGCTTCTCACCATCATACGAGTTGTCATCCGTGTTCTTCCAGTCAATAGTAGTGTCAAGACCTGTGAGTTCTTCGTTCATCACCTCATGCATATTCTTTTTTGTAATCTTAGACGCAGGAATCCTAAAGGCTAATTCTGTTTTAGGTTTATCCATACCATCTTGTATTGGTTTGAAAAAGAACGGCAGCCTGTTAGCGATTGGAACAACTTTATCTGTAAACATTTTCTTAGCATCTGAACCAGTCTTAGATAGTATACCAACTCTTGAATCTCTAGCCAGAGTTCCTGTGTTTACACACTCAGAAGACCCCATAAAAGAAAAACCTGAACGTCTTATCTTTAAATAATCCATACCAAAGCATCTTTTATCAGCTTTACAAGCTTCCCAGTATATAAAAAATATTCTATTTGCTTCTCTAAAGTCTGGATATCCTACATCAATACTTGTCCATTGTAAATAAACATAATGAGAACCTGTAATATAAGTAGGTTTTCCGTTGTTTTGAAACCAATGCCCTAGCTCTCTTCTATCAAACTCAGCCTCTATATAATCAACCCATTTGTTTTTAAACGCAGAAGGTCTTTCGTTCCATTGGAATATAGAATTTATACGAGCTAAATCTCTAGGCAACTCTTCACGCTCCCAGTATTGATCTTTTTTTTCCTTACCTCTTTTATATACTTCTTTAGGTTCTGGCGGAATACCAATAACCAAACCATTAATGCTAATAATTTTTCCTATTCGACCTGTTTTAGATATTACAACTAAATCATATTTTTCATTATACCCATAGAGCCACGTCTTACTTGTATTCTTTTTTTTAAATACACCAGTTGGAATATAATTACTTAACTCTTGATAAAGTTTATTTTGACCTTCGTTCTGCAAACCCTTGTTTTGTATTTGTTTTATCTACGTGTCCTCCAGAGTTAATTACTTCTTCCTCTGAATCTATTTTATTTAGTATCTCAAACGCATCAAATATAGCAAGCTTCTTAGTTGCTGCTGCGTTCTTCAGTCTATCTGCCGCCAGCTCATCGTCTGGGTCAGGCTTTATAATATCTTCTTTCGCTACCTTTATCAGTTGCTCTACAGCTCTACGCCCTGCATGTATGATTTCTTTTTTTAATTCATCTGAGTTCATAATACCATGGTTATTTGGTGGTCATACATTCTATATAACTTCTCATCATCTACCATAAACTCATACTCACTCTCTGGTTTAAAAGATATCTTATCTCCTTTGTTAACTCCTTTAGATAATAAGTATTTGTTTGGATACTTCATGTAACCAATTAAAGGCTCTTCTTCTCCTCGTTTCATTATGATTGATTCTTCTTTTGCTGCAGGTTTTACAAAACAATACCTGTCATGGCAATGCCACTGACCATTTTGCTTGTACATGAAGAACTGGTCGTTCTCTATAAA